GATATGTTCGGCTCGGACTGGGCTAATGTGGTGGAGGCTATAAATGAATAAAATCACCTACTTCGATCTTCTGGCTATGCTTCGGGCTCGCTATCCTAAAACCTATCGCAAATTAGTTGCTCGTTTAAAGGCAAGGGAGGTGAAATATGAAATATAAAATTGAAGTGTCTGGTGTGATCGAAGTCGAAGTCGAAGCCAGCGGTGCTGAGAAGGCTGAGGAGATTATTACGGATCTCTTGTCTGGTGACTTGGCGGAAGGATCAATGCTTAAATTAGATCAAGAAAAAGTTTTGGCTCTTGGTGAATTAAGTAACTGGGAAATTGACTCGGTTGTTGAAGTTCCGATTTATCGTTGTTGTCGCCCAGTATGTTGGGACGCGTGCTAATTCTATTTACCTTAGTTAGTCTCTCTGGCTCTCCGGATCCTTCTGGTTCGGGGGGCTTTTTCGTTCCCTGCCTGTCCCTGTTTCTATTTACTCTCTATCTATTCACTCTAACCTAACGCTCTAATCGTCTGGGGGTTTCTTGTGCGTGGGTGTTACTTCCCCAATCAATTCCACGCATGTTTCCCCTAAATAAATCCCAAGGTACGTATGTGCCACTACCCGATTTTCAAGTCTTTACAAGCCCTTACACGGGGTCGTATTTGGGTCGCTTTTATGCCCTCAGGCTCAATACCCTGTTCTGGGGCGGCTTATAGTTTTTGGGGCGTTGTGCGTAAAGGCACCGTATTCGCGGGGTTTAGCTTTTCGTGTTTGGGCTTATAGTCTATGTCCTATCACGCGTCGCATTACATACATTGTGCGACGCCTTTATGTGCCTATGCCCCACCCTGTGTATGCTATAGGATATATGTTTTGTTTATTGGGGTATATATATACTACTCTATGGGTGTGGTTGCGTTGCTTGCTTGCTCGGATTGAGAGAAGGGGGGACTATAGGCTATTCGGTTCCATCGGGCTGGGGGTGGATGTTTATCCCTCCCCCACACATCTTTCCCACCCTTTCTCAATTCCTACTTTTTAATTTTTTTAGAATAATTTCTGAGTTAGCAAATGTTATACTAAGTTATGAGTCAACTAGACCTCTCCCAAGCCGAAGCCTTTAATTGTATTGCCTGGATCCTCAACAACCGCATCGTCAACGAAAACGGCTCCCCCATAGAATTCAAAGACCACCCCTTCCTAATCGAACCCTACCTCGACAACTCCCCCCGTCAAGTCATCGAGAAATGCGCCCAGATCGGCTGGTCAACCCTATCCATCATCAGGTCCTTCCACCTTGCCCGCTACGCCGGAGCCAATATCATCCACACCTTCCCCAGCAGGAATATGTCCAAGGACTTCGTCATCCCCAAGGTAAACCCCCTCATCGAAAAGAACCCCGTCATTCGCGCCATGGTCGGCATGGACTCCATTAACCTTAAGCAAATCGCAGACCGTTACATTTACTACCGAGGTTCATACGAACAGACCGAAGCCATATCCATATCCGCCCACATCCTCATAAACGATGAATACGACAGATCCAACCAGCAAGTCCTCAAGACCTACCGTTCCCGACTCGATGACGCCAAGCGCGAGCGCCCCGAACTCGGCTGGGAGTGGCAGTTCTCCAACCCTTCCTTCCCCAACTACGGCGTGGACGACCTCTGGCAGAAGAGCGACCAGAAGCATTGGTTTATTAAATGCCCCCATTGCAACTTTGACTGGTATCTCTCCTTCCCAGAGAACATCGACTTCGAAAGAAAAATTAGAATATGTACGAAGTGTAAGAGAGAGTTATCCCGAGACGACCTGACCTCCGGCCGTTGGGTTAAGAAATACAAGAAACCCGAAATCTCCGGTTACTGGATCTCCCAGATGTTCGTTCCCTGGATCTCAGCTGCCAAGATCATCGAGGACTCCGAAGGCGATCAGGACATATTCCACAACTTCACCCTAGGCCTTCCTTTTATATCTAAGGAGACTGGGGTAACTAGAGAAGCAATCTTGCGCTGTATCTCCCCCGGCTATAACCCCCAGACGGACGTGGCCATAGGAGTCGACAATGGAGTTATAAAACACTATGTTGTCGGCAACCGCTTCGGTATTTTTATGGTCGGTGAGACCGAGGACTGGGACGAGATCGAACGCCTCCGAAACCGCTTTAATGCCGTTATGGTCATTGACGCCAACCCCTACCCCCATACCCCCATGAAGCTTGCCGAGAAGTACCCCGGCATGGTTTTCATCCACTATTATCAGGAAGACAAGCACAACACCGGCATCATTCGCTGGGAACAGGGAACCGTAAAGTCAGACCGCACCAAGATCATCGACCATACTGTTGCCGAGATAAATGCCAAGGATATTACTTTCAACATGACCGAACGCGCCCTCGAGACTTATATTTCCCATTGGAAGAGTGTCTTTCGCATCATTGACGTTTCCCCCGCAGGTGTCCGCAAACCTATCTGGCGTACAGGTGACAACAAACCCGACCATCTAGCCCACGCCACCATTTACTACAGGATAGCCCTTGAGCAAACTCTAGGTCAGGGTGGTATAGTTAGACCTGATGCACCCCAGAGACATGAGGAGGTTCATCCCTTTGCCGGGGACGAGAAAGCCCTTGACCTTAAGGAAATTGCCGCCAAGGTTGCCAACCGCCAGAAGAGGAGTCGATATTAGATGATTATTCAAAGCGATGAGTCTATGGAACCGATTACAAATGACCTCGATGGTGTTTCCATCGGAGTATTCCTAACTTATGATGGTATGCAGAAGCGCAACTTCCGATGTATAAACTGCACCAAGTTAACATTCCAGTATGCTGGTAAGGTTGCCCTGCTTATGGAATCTCCCGACAAGCCCCTAAATACCGGCCACACCGAACACCTTTGCACCCGTTGTAGAGTCACCTACCATATTTTGTGGTAAACTTAAAGCATGAATGAATCTGGTACTTTAGCCGGACAAATCCAAGAAGGTATCATTTCCGAAGCTGATGCGATGTCACTTTCCCTTTCCGAGGATAGGGTTCTTGAGATTATCGGCAAGCGTATTGAGAACGGCAAGACCTTCTGGAATAAGACCTATGACCTCGATACTGTCCGCGACAAGAACGAGAAACGCTGGCTTAACAAAAACCTCGAAGTATCCGAGGAAGAACTCTACGATTGGGAGCCCGAATATCCCGACAACCGCATTTTCCTGTCCGTTGAGACCCTTGTATCCAATGTAGTTTCCAAAATTCCCGTTCCTGAAGTTGTCGAAGCACAGGACTCTGACGCTTCCCGCGAGCTTGCCTCCGACTTTGGCAAGGTTCTTTTTAGAAAGGCCGAAGACCTGCACCTTAAGGGCGCTCTGCAGATGGTCGGACGCCACCTTATCATGGGTTACCGCCTCGGAGTTATTAAGGCCACGTGGGATTTCAATGGTGGGAGGCTTAACTCAAACGGCAATTTCTCAGGCGATGCCGACATTCATTTTGTCAGACCCCAGAAGATTATTCTTGACGAGGAAGCCGAGAACCCTATGGACGTCCCCCTGATTGCCGAGAATATGCACAAGACCGTTGAGGAGCTAGGTTTCCTATTCCCCGACAAGAAGGACGATCTTCTTTCCGCCGCCGGACGTGCCGAGGGTAAAGGTGTGCGTATGGGTACCAAGCTTGGATATTATGAAACTTACTTCTCTTTCCTTAATACTAAGGGTCTTCGCCAGGAAGGTATTTGCTGGAAGTATAACCAGGTTCTTCTTGATTGGGGTATTAACCCTCATTTCAATTACACCGACACTCCCGACAAGAGCAATTTCTTCCCTTCTCCTAGAAAGCCCTATGTCCTTTTCAACTTCCTACGTGAGGGCAGGTATGCTCTTGACGATACCTCTCTTACTGAGCAGGCAGCCGGACAACAGGATACTCTTGAAAGATTAGGTAGAATTGTAATTGGCAATGCCGAGAAGAATGCTTCCACTAATGTATTCAATACTATGATGGTTAAGGCATCAGACGCCCAGAAGTACACCGGCAACCCCCGCGACAACATCCTTGCCAAGGGTGACTCCCGTGCAGCTTTTACCCGAGTCCCTCCCCAGCAAGTTCCCCGCTACATTCCCGAGATGATGTTTGACGCCCGTAATGAAATTGACAATATTTACGGTACTCACGCACCACTTCGAGGAGAAAAGAGTGCCTCCAAGACTTTGGGGCAGGATGTTATGTCCCAGCGTTCTGATTTAGGCCGTACTGCTACTCTCACCGAGGCCATTGAGACCGGGGCTACCGAGGTTTATCGTCACCTTGCCCAGCTTTACAAGGTCTTTGCATCAGCAGAACACGTCATTCAGTATATCGGCCAGGATGTCGGGCAGACGGTTTTCATCAACTTCTCGCAGGATAAGATTGAGGATGGTATCCAGATTAGGATTAACCAGGGTTCTATGTCCCCTGATGATAAACTTACAGACAGAAACGAAGCAGTTGAACTTGCCAAGATTGGCGGACGTATTGATCCTCTAACCTTTGCCGAGAAGTGGCATATAGATAGACCCCGCGAGTTTGCGACACGTCTTTTCTACTTCCTCTTTATGCCAGACAAATATGCTTCCGAAGTACTACAGATTGGTGGGTCCGGTGGGGATCAGGAGGCTATGAGTGCCATCCAGAGACTTGCTGCCGGGGAGAACGTACCCCCTCCTCAGAACCCGACCAAAGAATACGTAGCCTATCTGAACCAATTTATCCAATCTCCGGCTTTTGGACAATCCTCACCTGAGGTACAGGCGCTTATGGTTGAACATATTAGAGCGACTGTCACCAATGCCAAGGCGGGACTTGGGCAGGGTGACGCACAACCTGCGCAATCCGGTGGTGGTATAATAGACAAAGTCAAAGGAGTATTTCAAAATGCCCAAGGTCAACAATAAACATTTCTCTTATACTAAGGCCGGATACAAATCGGCTGAGAAGGCTCGCGCAAAAATGGCTGACGGTAAGGATAACTCAATGCAGAGTTTGGCTATGAAAGCCCGGGCGATTAAGCGTAATACTTGACACCTTGACAGCGTGTGGTATATGATTCTTTCAGAGACACATAAGTCCCACTCGAAAGAGCAGGACTTTTTTTTTGAACTAAAATGACATTTGGCAACAGAGTCACAACTATAACTCAGAACACAATCCTTCCTAAGGCGATTGATACTATCCTTGGCGACAACTGGATTACCTTTAGAATTCTCTCAGATGCTAAGAAATGGTCTGGTACTACACTTGACCGCCCACTTAAAGTAAGCAAATCCACACTTGGTGGTTCTTTCTCAGGTCTTGACACCCACTCAACCGCAACTTCCGACACCAGAGTCCTGATGTCTTACGATGTTCGAGGATACGAAATGCCTATTGCAATCCCCGGCATGGAAAAAGCAGTTAACCGCACAGAAGCCCAAGTCATCAACTTAGTTAGAATTGAAGTTGAATCAGCACAGGAAGATGCTCTGGATGACATCGGCTCTATGCTTTATACAGACGGTACAGGCAATGCCAACAAAGACTTCCTTGGCTGGGACGCCCTTATTGACGACAACACTTCCGTAGTTACCTTGGGCGGACTTTCCCGAACCACTTACACGACACTTAAAGGAACCCGAACTGCCTCAGGCGGAACGCTTACCCTTACCAAACTTGCCACTTTGGTTGCTGCAATCTCCGCAGGATCAGCAGTTAGACAGCGACCTACCACTTTCGTTTCTGATGAGGCAACCCGTGACCTTTATGAATCCTTACTAACACCAACACAGCAAGCCAATTACGACTCTTACGGCCTTCCTGTTATGACCCGCACATCGAAAGCTCCTATCCGATCAGCTGAACTTAAGGGTGCTGCAGGATTCGTTGCCCTTACTTACCGAGGAATTCCTTGGATTGCCGATGAAAAATCAACCACTCAGACTCTTTGGGCTCCTAATGAGAACTATCTTGACTGGTACGGACTTTCCGACCCTGACCTTAAGAGCATTTCTTTGGGTACTGCCGACATTGACGGAGTTTACTCAGAAGCCCCTTCTAGTAACACCGGCTTCCAATGGACAGGATTTATGAGACCTATCAACCAATACGGAGAAGTTGCACACGTTTACCTACTCGGAAACCAATTAACTTTCAATCCTAAAAGACATGGGAGGCTTACCGGAATAACGGGAGTATAATATGACTGACTTAATACAAGGTATATACGATGAATCAATAGGACAACAGCACAGATTGGGTGAACTTTACACTGACCCATTTGGCCGAAAGTACCGATATGTTCAGGCTGGTGTAGTTGCACTTGCTGCAGGACATCTACTGCAAGAACCTGCCGAAAACACAGCTTACCGCTCAATGGTTGTACAGGCTGCAGCTGCTATAGGTGATACTGCTATTTCCGTAACTTTAGGCGGAACGGCAGTTACCGCTAACCAATTTGAAACCGGAGACCTTTTAGTTGAATCTTCAACCGGACTTGGACAGGCTTTCAAGATTGTCAGACACACAGTCCAAACTTCGTCTACAGGTACCTGCACATTTACACTTGACCGCGCACTTAAGGTTGCTATTACCACATCTTCACAGGTTTCGGTTAGAAAGAATTCTTATGACGGAGTTATCGACTACCCTACTACTCCTACAGGTGGTCCGGTTGGATTTGCCCTCTACGCTATGACAGCAGCATACTACGGCTGGGTTCAATCAGGCGGAGATGTACAGGCACTATATGACACAGGAGCAAACTTCGCAGCCGACGAAAGTGCCATGATGCCATCCCGAGACGTTGCAGGATCAGTAACTCCAATGTTAGAAACTGTTGCAGCAGGTATAGCTATCGGCTGGGCAAGAGAACAGGTTTCGGTTGACAGTACATACGGATTTGTACATACGATAATAGACTAGGCTCATTGACGAGATGATTCAGGATGAGCAAAGGAATTAAACCTTCTTTGCGGAAGGTTTTTTGAATAATATGGCTAAGAAGAAAGCTAAGAAGAAAAAAGAAAAAGTAGAAGCAGTACCAGTATCGGTTGTCAAAGACAGATCAGCGTATAATTGTCAACCATGTTCCGGACTAGGACTTTTACCAAACGGCGGAACTTGCTCAAACTGTAACAGAACAGGAAAGGTTTAATATGGCAGATTTAAGTAACTACATACCAGCATTAAAATACGGACACACTCTAGCTTTGAAGAGCCTTCAAGGAGCGGGTGTTCTTACCTTTGGTAATATTTTCTTCGTAGACTCGGTTACGGGTTCTAATTCTGATTCTGGTACAGAGCCTGTATCAGCCAAAGCTACTCTTGCTGCTGCTATTGCACTTTGTACTGCCAATAAGGGTGATGTTATATTTGTACTCCCAGGACACACCGAAGCTGTTACTGTGACAAGTCTAGATTTGAATGTAGCCGGTGTAACTATAATTGGTTTGGGCTCTGGGGCAATGAAGCCTACCTTTACTTTTGCGGCAACCGACTCTCGTGTCAATGTTACGGCAGGGGATTGTACTATCCAGAATATTCGCATACAGGCTGCTGTTGGCGATGTTGTAACTGCGTTTTTACACGCCACAGCATCAAAGAATACAAGGTATCTTGATATTGAGTTCTTCGCTACCTCGACATTTAACTTCATCAATTGTTACACCCTTGGTGCTGCCAACATTTCAGACGGCTGTCGATGGGAACGTAACTATTTGCGTACTGCGGACGC